TCGATGAGCTCCCGCCAGCCCAGCGGCTGGACCATCCAGTCCCGCCACACCCTCGAACGCCGCCCCGCCTCCGAGCTCGACAGCGACCCGCGCGGCATCGTCTGGATGTACGAAGAGCCCCAGTCCCGCGCCACCTACGTCATGGGCATCGACCCCACCGTCGGCATCACCGCCTGGGACCGCGCCCTGCGTACCCAGGACGACTTCAAGACCGACAACGGTGCCATCGAGATCCTCCGGGTCGGTCGCCAGGGCAAGCCCGACGTGCAAGTCTGCGAATACGCCGCCCCCATCGACCCCGAAGACCTCGCCGACGTCGCCAACGCCCTCGGGCGTCTCTACTGCGGCACCGACGAGAACGAGCAGTGCCTCTATATCATCGAGGTCTACCCGGGCCCGGGTCTTCTCACCCTGCGCAAGCTGATCAACCACTACGGCTACACCAACCACTTCGTGTGGAAGTACCTGGACTCCTACACCACCAAGCCGACCAACTCCTTAGGTTGGACCGCCTCGCCCAAGAGCGTGCGCGACCTCTGGATCCGCGGTAGCCGCCACATCAATCGCGGCGGCATCACGATCTACTCGCGCCACTTCATCGAGGAGATGACCGACGCCGAGCAGGACCCCCTGAAGATGACCGCCAAGGCCGCCTTCGGTGCCCACGACGACCGCCTGCGTGCCCTGCTGATGGCGATCTGGGCCGCCCACGACTGGAGTGCCCAGATCGAGACCGAGGCGGCCTCCCGGGTCGAATACGGCGTTCCGGCGGCCAATTGGCAGGCGACCGATATCTCCACCGAGCGGTTGTATGAAGCATGGGAATCAAGGTTTGAAGAGATATCGGAGGATCCTGTATGAATGCTCGGAGGAACCGATCTAAACCCATCGGGCCTACACTCCACACCACACCCCACATCTTGTTGTTGACGGTGTAGTCCGCCGGGAGTAGCTTTCTCCCTCACGTCCCGTGTTCCAGACGACACGTTCGACGACGGTCCGACGACACGCCCCTCGCGCCGCCCGCGAGCACCCGACGTATTTCCAACAACCCCAACTTCACTCTCGGAAGGAGCAACCTTTATGGCTTCGAGTCCGCGACGTTTCATGATGCCCGACATCGACGACCCGGGTTGGAAGAACCCCGGCAAGCAACACACGTTTGAAGAGTTCTACATCCCGGCCAAGGACGAGGACGGCAACTCGCACCGGGTCTACTGCAACATTCCCGGCGAGCTCTACGGCTGGCTATCCCACGTCTTCGCGAGCAAGCAGTTCCCGTTCCAGCGCGAGGGCGACATGATCCGCTATGCGATCTACCTGCTGCTCTGTCAACTCTGCAACATCGACCAATCCATCCCCGACATGCGCGAGCTGGTCCGGCGCAGCGCCCGCGTGGTGTGGTTCAACGAGGCCCAGGACCATGTGATGTCCCACCTCGACTACGTGGGCACCGTCCTCAAGCGAATGGGCGAACACCAAGCATGGTCGCAAGTGCTCGCCCTGCTCGAGAGCGAGAAACAGAGCGCCGCGGAGATGAACACCCTACCCGGTGCCGAGTTCTGGGGCCGCATCTGGGCCGAGGAGCTGGCGAAGCGTTTCGGCGACCTCGAGTTCCTGGCGAAGTCGAAACTGCCGCCGCCACCCCCGACCATCGACATCCGACCGAGCCGCGCACACCACGAAGAGGAGTCCGACAACGCCAACGAGTCGTGAGGGCATCCTATATGTATTCTCTTCTCTATACAGTTCCACTCCAAAACACCCAGTTCAATTGTGCACAGAAGCTGTCTTCTGTAAGAAGTACGCCTCCGGCCCGTGTGTACGTGTGTAGTGTGTACGTGTGTACGTGTGTAGTGTGTGCATGTGTACATGTGTACATGTGTACGAGTGTAGAAGTGTGTATGTGCACAAGTGCACATAAGGGACAGGGGGGACGGGTGTCATGGTAGCGCCGCTGCCCGATCCTTTCTATCTCGGACTTCCCGAGAAGTTCTCATCCTGGAGACCCGGTCAAGCCGAAGCCGTCTGCCACATCCTCGATAGCCGCAAACGCTTCAGAGTGCTGAATGCACCGACCGGGTTCGGCAAGACGCCGACGTATGTGGGAGCGGCCATGCTCGGATCCCATCGCACGGCGTTCCTGACGTCGTCGAAGGGATTGCAGTCCCAGCTCATGGAGGACTTCCAGTCCTCGGGTCTGGTCGATATCCGGGGCCAGCAGAACTATCTCTGCCGGGCGCTGCTGCCCTCGGGGATCTACTACGGTCAAGGCATTCGGCCCGGCGACCGCTGCGACGCCGGACCCTGCCACGCCGGTGCGCCGTGCTCGGCACGGCGGGTCGGCTGCGACTACTTCGACGCCGTGAAGCGGGCGAAGGACTCCCCGCTGGTGTCGACCAACTACACCTACTGGGTCCACCAGCACCGCTACTCGGAGGGTCTCGGGCGATTCGACATGCTGGTGCTCGACGAGGCCCACGACGCCCCCGACGAGCTCGCCCAGGCGCTCGAGATCGAGCTCAGCGACTACGACGTCCACACCGCGTGCGGTGGCCAGCTTCCCGAGGGTGAAGACCCGGACACCTGGAAGAAGTGGGCCCTGGAGCTCGCGCCCGCGCTCAATGGGTATGTCGAGGCCATGGAGCGCGACATCCGCGCGATGGTGGATCAGGGGGATTCCATCCCGCACGCCACCATGCGCGAGATCGCGTTCAAGAGGAACGTGGCGGGCAAACTCGGCGTGCTCGCCACCATGGAGGGCCCGTGGATCATCGAGCGCCGCCCGAAGTCGGTGAAGGCGGCCCCGGTGTGGCCCGCGCCCTACGCCGAGCGGTTCCTGTTTCTCGACATCCCGCACGTCGTGCTGGTGTCGGCCACGGTCAAGGAGAAGACCCTCGAGTTACTCGGTATCGGATCGGACGATTTCGAGTATCATGAGTACCGGTCGTCGTTCCCCACCTCGCGCCGCCCCATCCGACACGTTCCCACCGTACGCGCCCAGTTCAATTGGTCCGACGTCGAGCAGAGGACCTGGGTCCGCAGAATGGACCAGCTCATCGCTCGGCGTCTGGACCGCAAAGGCATCATCCACACCACGTCGTATGAGAAGCGGTCGCTGATCCTGACCCACACCGAGCACCGCGCGATCATGTTGTTCAACGACGGCTCCAACACCCGCCAGATCGTCGAGAAGTTCCGAAAGGCGTCCGCACCGTGTGTGCTGGTGAGCCCGTCGCTGACCACCGGCTGGGACTTACCCTACGAGGATTGCGAGTACGCCATCATCGCCAAGATTCCGTTCCCCGACCACCGCTCGAAGATCACCAAAGCCCGCGACAAGGCCGACGAGGACTACGGCGGCTATTGCGCGATGCAGACCATTGTCCAGACCGCCGGTCGCGGGATGCGCTCGGCGGACGACCAGTGCGAGATCCTGATCGTCGACGATCACTGGCTCTGGTTCTGGAAGAAGTATCAGAAGTTCGCCCCGCGCTGGTTCGCCCAGGCGGTCGACCGGGCGTGGCGGATTGCGCTGCCCGAACCGTTACCCAAACTCACTAAACAACAACAACGACAAGGAGATTGAAATGGGAGAAGTTGTCTATATCGATATCCGACCGAGTCAGGCCTACCACGGCACCGGCATGATCACCGAAGGCGAGTACGACATCACCGACGCCAAGTTCGGGGCGTGGGACTACAACGGCACCCAGCCCGTTGCCGTGCCCGCGCTGGGGGTCGAGTTCAAGAGCGGCGACGAAGCCCACGTCCAGTGGTATTCCGCCGGGGACATGAAGAACCTGCGGCCCTCCGCCGACGGCAAGCGTTTACAGCAGGCCGAGGGCGCGAGCGCGACCGCGCTCAACGACCAGTGCAATTGCTTCCAGTTCCTGACGGCCTTGGTCCGGGCCGGGTTCGACGAGGAGGTGCTCCTGAAAGACGTCAGCTCGATGGTGGGCTTAAGAGTCACCGTCGTGCACGAGCCCACGGTGGAGCGCGAGATCCGCGGCACCAAGAAGAAGGCGGGCACGCTCGCCGTGGTCGGCAAGATCCTCTCGAAACCGGACGAGAAGGGAACCCCGAAGAAGGCCGCCACCGCCGCTGCAAAGAAGGCCAACGGTCAGGAAGGGGCCGGGCTCGGCGCTGACGCCGGGATCACGGCCAAGACCACCCAGGCCCTGGTCAGCGCTCTCAAGGAGACCACCGGCCACGCGCTCGAGAAGAAGGAGTTGACCGCGGCGATGTGGAAGCGCATCCCCGGCAACGACGCCGACCGCAGCAAGATCATGAACCTGATCATCCAGGACTCCTACCTCGGGAGTCTGGTCGATCAGGGGATCCTCTACGACGACAAGAACGCGCAAGTGATGTACGTCGGAGACTGAGGTGCCCACCGGCGTGTGCAACATCTGCGGCAAGTGGGCGAAGGATCTGGCGGCCTGTCCCGATTGCGGTCAGATGATCGGGTTGTGCTGCTGGAGCTTCTCGGACGGTTGCTGCCTGAACTGCAAAGTCGAGAAGCAGGGGAACCCGGAATGATCTGGGAACCCCTGGCGATGGAGATCACCGCGGAGGACTTCTCCGAAGCCGGTGGAACGCGCTCGCCGGGGCTGCACCTGTCCCAGATTCTCTCGGAACTGGATCTGGTGCGCTCCGGCGGCCCGCGCTATCCCGCGACCGACAACGCCACCCGGCAGCTCTACTTCTCGATGGGATTCCTCTGGGAGACGTTCATCGCGACCGTGCTCCGGGAGACTTCCATCAAGAGATCCAACGGCGTGCTGTTCCGGCCCGGCGAAGTCTTCCGGGACGGCATCGCCATGTCGCCCGACGCCATCGACGCGAGCGACTACACGCTCGAAGAGTACAAAGCAACGTATCTCTCCAGCTCCAATCCCATCGACGACACCAAGTTCTGGACGTGGCTGGTGCAGATGAAGTGCTACTGCTACGCCATCGGCACGCGCACGGCCCGGCTCCGGGTCTGGTTCATCGTCGGGGACTGGAAAGGCTCTGGACCTCAGATCAAGGCTTGGACGTTTCACTTCACCGACCGCGACTGCGAAGAAACGTGGGCCATGGTGGTGAACTTGGCCCGCTCGAAAGGATGGATTTAGAGATGACGATTCAGACCACAACATCGATTGTGCCTCGCGCTCCCGACGGCGTGCCCGCCGGGTTCGTCGAGGTCACCGACCAGATCAAGAAGCGCATGATTCTCTCGATTGAGGGCGACTGGGGCACCGGCAAGACCGATCTCGCCCTGACCGCGCCGGGCCCGATTGCGTTCTTCAAGTTCGACCTCAACACCGAGGTCACGCTCGCCAAGTACGCCAGGAAGAAGCGGATCTATATGCGCGAGTACGACGTGGTCGACCCCAACGACCGCGACGCCCAGACCAAGGCCGAGACCATGATGAAGCGGTTCTGGCTCGACTACGCGGCGTGCCTGGAATCGAAGACCATCCGCACCGTGATCTGGGACACCGCCACCGAAGTGTGGGAGCAGGTGCGGCTCGCCGCGTTCGGTCGCCTCACCAACATCATGCCCCACCACTACGTCCAGGTGAACAACGGCTTCCGCAACGCGATCCGGGCGGCGTTCGACTCCGACACCAACCTGATCCTGATCCACCGGCTCAAGGACGAGTGGGTCAACGTGCCCGACCCGAAGGACCCCACCAAAGAGAAGGGCAAGCGCACGGGCCGCAAGGAACGCGCCGGATTCAGCGACCTGGGTTTTGCGGTTCAGGTGATGGTGCAGACCTTCTTCGATCCCGACGATGCCGGGTTCCAGGTCAAGGTGCTCAAGTGCACCCAGAACCCGATACTCACCCATCGGGTCTACGCCCAAGTCGGCGACATGCGCACCAACTCGTTCCCGTGCCTCGCCACCGACGTGTTCCCGGGCACCGACCTCGCGGAATGGTCATGAATCTGATCGCCAAGCTCGAGGTGTGCGAGGTGGCGGACCTCGTCGTCATGGACTTCGAGACCGTGCCCGCGTTCCCGTGCGGCCACCCGCGCATCTCGGAGAACGTCTACGTCTACGCGGCCCGCGACGGCAAGGTCTACAAGTACTGCAAGCGCTGCCGCGCCAATCGTCAACTACGGTGGTGGAGACGGCGTCATGATCTTCATCGATGACCGGGTGGGCTCGAAGGAGATGATGCGCTATCTCCCCCCGCAGCTCGCCCAGCTCGCCCGGCTGCAGTTCGGCGACGCCATGTTCCTCGGCCACGGGCCCGACGGTCCCTTGCATATCGGCATCGAAGTGAAGGCTCTCGCCGACATGTTGAACTCGATCATCACCGGGCGCTTCGTCGGCCACCAGCTGCCCGGCCTGCTGCGCGACTACCACGTCGTCTACCTCATCCTCGAGGGCCGTTATCGCCCCGAGAAGCAGACCGGTCTCCTGCAGATCCCCTTCCGCGGCAGCTGGACCGACGCCAACTACGGCTCCAAGCGCTGGATGCACCGCGATCTCGATGGGTTTCTGACCACCATGGAGATGAAGTTCAACGTCAAAGTGCGCAAGACCTTCGACCGCATCGAGACCTCGCGCGTGGTCCAGGATCTGCACCACTGGTGGACCGATAAGGAGTGGGACGAGCACCACTCCGCGGAGGGCTTCGATATCAGCGGCCAGCCGGTGCTGCTGCCCGCCTCGGTCGAGTGCCGCATCGCGGCGCAGCTGAAAGGCATCGGCTGGAAACGCGCCCACGCGGTCGAGAAGCATTTCCGAGCGCTCGGCTCCGAGCAGGGCACCCCGCCCATCGTGGCCATGGTTCTGGCTCCCAAGGAGGAGTGGGGCCGTATCCCCGGCATCGGCAAGAAGACTGCTGCCGGGGTCGTAGAAGAGATATGGAGGCAGAAGTCCGTATGAAGTTCGAGATCTGGCCGCCGCCCGAACCGTGGAAGATCCACATGGCGCATTACCTGGGGGAGCGTGATTACCGCGAGCGTCGGTCCCATGGTGCTGTCCGATGGAAGGACGCCGGAGGAACTGTCCAGCAGCAGATCGCCTGGGATGTGTACGGCAAGATCGTTAGTTTCGCTTTCCTGAGCGAGCGCGGTAGTAGCGATGATGAGGCCGTGCAACTGCTCAGCCTGGACTGGCCGGACCTCCCCGACGACGACAAGCTGACGTTATCTCCGTTCAAGCTCCACGCGAAGACGGGGTTGCCGTTTGATCTGCGATGGAACCACATCTACATCGGTGCGGACGAGGACACCTACCCGGAAGATGCGGTCCTCGTCGGGCTGTGGCTCGATGTGGACACCTGGACCACCCATTTCTACGGCTGGATCACTATAGGCGAGCTTCGACGACGTCGAGTCAAAACGAAGATGTGGAATCGTTTCCGGAGAGCGTGGGTGGAGGGCGTGCCGTACTCCGAACTTGAGCCACCGTCCACACTCGACTGGCGACGTCCGCTCCGGCGGCTCCGGCGGATCGCGTGATCGTTCACGGTCACGGCCCGCGTCCCGCACGTCTCATGATCGTCGGCGAGCGCCCGGGCGAATGGGAGTCCTCCACCGGCATCCCCTTCCACCCCCGCGCCGCCGTCGGCAAAGAACTCACCCGCTATCTCTTCCAGGTCCTCCGCATCGACCGCGACGACGTGTTCCTCACCAACCTGATCCGCCAGTACGATCCCAAAGCCAAAGACGAGAAGCTGACCCGCAAGGAGATCGACCGCTGGACCCCCGATCTCGCCCGCGAGCTCGCCGAAGTGCAGCCCGCCGTGATCATGACCCTCGGTCGCGAAGCCACGCGCCACTTCCTCGGTGATGTTAATCTGGAGGACGTCTATGGTCTCCCCCACCGATGGAACTCGGACGGTGTCGTCGTCGTTCCGAATTACCTACGACTCTACGACAGTGACCTCCAGCCCGTGGTGTGGTATAGCTTCCTCCAATGTCACCGCGTCCTACGCGGCGAGCTCGCCCCTCACCAACGCGACCCGGGCCTTGATTTCCACTACCGCGAAGCTCGTCTCGCCACCGAAGTGGAATGGCTACCCTCCTACTCCGTTATCGCCGTCGACACCGAAGGCCTGCCCGGCTCCCCGTGGGGCCTCTCGGCTTCGGTCACTCCCGGCTCGGCTACGGTGGTCCGCACGGGTTCTCAAGCGCCGCTAGACTCGTTCCGTTCCCGCCTCCCTCACATGCGCGTCATCCTCCACAACTCGCTCCACGACCTCGCCGTGCTGCGCGACATGGGCATCGAGCTCCACTTGTTCGACGACACCATGGTGATGGCGTTCCTGCTCTGTCTCGAACCCCAGGCTCTCAAGTCCCTCGCC